CCCACTCTGAAGGAACTCGTTGTTAAAGACGGGTCCCCTATAGATGTGGGCAAACTCAGTCTTACTTTGAAACTTTTGTATACCTACTGATCCCTGGAACACCCCAGATCACCGTTGTCACATTTTAACCTGCATAGGTACCATTCCTCTTAAAGGAACGGGTACTCTGTGGGGTTTAATGCCAAACAGTGAGACTGGAATAGCAGCTAGATCCTCTCTCGCTTTAAGATACTTAAAGTAGAAGATAGGAAATAGAGTACTAGACAAAGATGGATTAAAACCTAAAGCTCACACTAAAGGCTGTAACTCATCAATGGATGCTCTAACCTCCACAAGAATCTCTGCTAAATCTTCTGATATAGGGTCGATGACCGTAGATCAGAAATTATAAAGCAGTTTATTCTCAGGAGGAAACGATGCTAGCTGTCCGAAAGGAGTAGAAGATTTAAATTCTTTCTTTAGAGAATCTGATCAGACCAATTTTCCATTTAAAATATTAAATGAAAATCGGTTTTCTAGATCAGCATCCGCTATTTGATTGAATCAACTCTCCACCCCTTCAGAGTATTCACTTCATGCCTTCTTTATGGCTGCGATTTCTTTTTCAAGACTCGCATTTTCATAAAGTAATCATGTTGTAAATAGCTGATCATCAACAATAGGCATAAGAGCTCCTTTTCTCTTACCTAGAGATAGGAGTTCACCTAGAGCTTTTGAGTCAGCCGGAATTATGCTCGCTACTTTTAAGGCACGGATGTGGCTGTTCAGTTTACCTACGGGCTTAGTTAGAGCCCCAAGTACTGTATATCCATATCCTAATGCTTTAATCATAGCAGGGAAAGTCAGATGATATTTACGCATAAGCGCAATAGTACCTGAAATCCCCTTAATTCCCATTGAATACTCTTTCAAAGGAATAGGACTCACGTCCTTTCCATTTACTCAGGTATGTTTGGCGAATTCAAGCGCAATTCCTCTCTTTGAGATTAAAGATTTAGCAAGCCCACACTCCACACCAAGCTGACGCAAGATGTGAAGGTATTGAGCTGCTACTCTTTGATCTCCAAGAACTAAATCATCCCCTAATACTGCGTATTGGGTGAATAATTTAGTTCGAGGGAAACCGCATCGTCAGGCCGCTACCTGCACTATAAAATGATGAGTCAATGCAAGCATAGCTCAAGAACTTAGTGCACCCATAGGTTGTCCTACTTCATAATGTAGGTCCCGTTCGGGACCGTAAGATGATTTAGGTAATCTATAGGCTCTTCCTACTAATAAGTTACCTCAACTTTCGGCTAAGGAAGGGGCTTCATATAACTGTCCATTTCATGACAGTAATGAAGTCTCCCCTAACCCCGAAGAAGGCTCTCTTAATATAACAGAGAGTAACTTCTTTTGAAGTGTCAACGGTAATCTATCAGTAGCAGAACTAAGGTCAAGAGAATATAGCTGAGGTCATGCCGTAGCCCTTGTTAAGGGTCTCATTTGGTCGAAAGTTCCATCCATAGGAATATGTCGCAGAATTGCGAAGATATACTTATGGAGAGGAGCTAAGACTCATTGAGTTCAGGCATCAACCATTGCAAAGACTCTCACCTTACCCGCCGCCTCGTCCTTTAAACCTAGTTTCCCAATGATAGGGTCTTTTGGAGTTTTCGGTATCGAAATTAACTCTCCTTTAAGTGTAAGTGAAATCTTATACTCAGAGGAGGGTGTTCGATATGGACTACTCTCAAAGAAACCATAACGTAGGAGATGTTGTTCGGCAGCCTCAAACAGACGTTGGAGGTCTAAGATCGAATCAGAACTATGTTCTCATTTCGATAAAGACTCCAATCAATGTCTAAGGGCCAAGAACGTCTCTGGGTGTCACATTAATGAATCAAAACTTCGCAGCATTGCTGCTGGTGAAGTTGAGATTTCATCAATTCTTAACCCAGGACTAGATTTAAAGATCGGAAATAACGTTTTTTGTGAAGCCATTCATTCCAAAGGATATTGTAATCCTTTATGAACGAATAACTTAACAAAATTAGGAATTTCTGAATCTAAAGCTGAAACATTTTCGGCCTTTGAAAGGTCCGTAATGCTTCCTAACTTTAGAGATCCGGGTATGACTAGCACTCGATATATACTAAAGAGTGTTAATCATAATCTGATAACTTTAAGGTGACCGGAATTAACTAATTTCCGGTGCCCTGAAGGTATCATCCGCGGTAAACCCTTGTTAGTCCGAGAAACTCGAGCTCCCAAGGGGGATAGGTCAGATATTTTTTGGCCACCAATTACTTGCTGCATAATTACATAGTTGGTTTTAGTAGTTTTAACTACAAAACTTAAACTCGTGCTTTTATACAGTTTTCATAGGTTGGATAGGTAGGTAACTACTACAACCACGTAGGACGACGAAACCTTTATGCCCATTAATGGCAGCATATTTAAAAATACTGCAATTAATGAACGCCCTCCTTTTACAGAGAGCATGGCACTTGTTTTGGTATAATCATATGCACGTTGAGCCACAAAATGTAATCCCTTTAACAGGGAATTATGTTTATGGTTCTTCATGTTACGATTATGCCGTATCAAGACTTCGGTTTCCAAGTCCGAGGACTCGGGCCGCAGCCACCCTTTGTTGGGTCAGGTTCGGTGTCCTTTTGAGGTTGGTAGAGACTTATGAATGGTACTTATCTTCTAATTCCCGCCTTACGGCTGGGTTTTTAGATATTAGGTAGATAAGCCCCCTAAAGAATCTTACAAGGATTCTATCGGGCCCCCCATTCACCTTCTTTACTGCCTCTCACTATGGCTAGGAACAAATTTTGCAGCTTCCATAAACTAAAAGCTGTGTCCATCTGTGCTGTCGCAATAGAGACAATTGCTTGAGATGCACTATATGTTCAACTGAGAACAGATACAGTATGTGTTTGTACTGATCTATTAACAGAGTATCTATAGGTCACTACATAACATGTAATGTAATCAAGGCATTTAGCC